ATGCTTACCTTCTAAAAGTTCTCCTTTAAAGGTGTTGCATATAGCTGATGATATTGCCATTTTATATCTCCTTTATGGTTGTTTTGAGTCAAGAGGAACACGAAGCACACCATCATAGTGCTCATCACGTCTTCTCCTGCCTTGTTGTTCAAGTTGCAAGCCTTGTAATGCTTGTTGATAGCCTTGTTCATAGTATTGAAGAAGATTATCTGGTCCTTTTAAAAACCTAAATGCTTCCGTAAGACAAGCGTAAAGTAACACTTTTGGAGCATTTGTACTCACCCAAGTAGTAGTATTGGATGATGACAAGCCGTCTTCCTGCTTGTTCAAAGCTAATTCTATATTATATGCAGTATTTGGCGTAGGCGCAAGATATATTGTGTCTTGATCCCACATTGCATAATATTTTGGTTGAGCCGTCGTATCACGATTAGGCCAGTATTCGTTCATATATGTAATGTCTTTTTGATATAGATAATATCTAATTGGGTCAGCTGGATCGTATATTTGAGCTGATCTTATAAATGCTAATTGCCCTAAATTAGCTCCAGGTAATGATACAAAAGGAACACCTTGAGTTAAAGTAGCATATTGATATGATCTATAAATATCTAAATCAACTGATCTAAAAATTTGTTTTTCTGCATGTTCTATAAAATCATTTACAATTGTATCTGTTAAAACATCAGATGATGTTTCAGTATAGTCTCTTATTTGTGTAACTAATTCAGAGTAAGTTGTCATGATATACTCACTGTAACGTTACCAACAAAACTATTCATTTTAATTTCTTTATTTCCTTCTTCAGGTTGCATGGTGTTAACTATGACAGTTTCAAATGCACCTGGTGCAGGTATTGGATTAAATTGTGTTATTGTTTGTTTTTTTGCACCAAATATATTTCTTGCAACCATATTAATTCCTAAATCAACTGTGGCACTTATAATTTGAGGCTTAGCGTTTTGTAAAGATTGAGGGTCATTAGGATGATATCTTGGATCGAGTTGAGGATGTTTTGGTTCAAACTCACTAATGTGCACTGTAGAGCCATTCCATTCTTTTACCATTTCATTATAAGGAAAGGCTAAACCTGATCTATCTGATATTCTTTTTGCAAATTTTCCTGAAGCGTATCTTGGCATTAATATCCTCCGCCGCTAGGGTAATAAGTTGAAGGTGTAAGATAAACACTTGTTCTTGAACCATCTTCATCTGCTGCTCTTTTAAATTCATCTTCGTATAAAAGTTTTAAAGCTTGCATTCTTTCTGGTGCTCTTTTCATAGAAATGTAGTATGCAAGACCCGCAACAAGACATGGAAGAAATCGAAAAGGAACCTCAGAATTATTTGTGTAGTCGCCCGAATCAGCCATACGAACCAGAGCATAATATATTAGAGTGTAAGCTTGATCTGCTGCAGGATATAGATATAGTGTTGGGTTTATCGTACGTTCAAAATAGTATTGAGTTGGTCTTCCGCTGGTCGTTTTAACTGTATAATTCCAATACTGCGCTCTTGCAATTGCAGTGGTAGAGTAATCATTATTACTTGAATCTCTTATTATAACGTCTGTAATGTCTACAATTTGTTCTGGTGCATTAGCTCCAGATCCAAATAAACTTGCTCCTGTTAAATTAGTTGTATCTGCAGCAAGTGCTTTTTCTTGTTTTTTGACTGTCCATAGATTTATACCTCTATTTGCCCACTCGGCAAGCATGAGGTTAAGTGAACGCTTTGCAGTTTGCAAATCATTACCAGAACGAATTTGCAAACCACAACGTTCAAATGCCTCTTGACATATTTGATCAATAGTAAGATCAAAAGTAGCTGTTGAAGCGTAAGTTGGCATTAGCCTCTCTTCTTACCTTTTTTAGCTTTTTTCTTCTTACCTTTCATGGCTTTCTTTTTTTTGCCCTTCATCATTTTGCCGCCTTTTGCCATCTCGACCATTTTGCCGCCTCTGGCTTTAAGTACGTTTTTCTTCTTCATCATGTTAATCTCCGAATATTCGTTTATACGTTTTAGCACGAGATGCCACGACGTCTTTGTAGTATCCCTTTGGCCACAACCTGTAGTAACCAGCTTTATGTAGTTTATCAGAAGCTTCCTGTAATTGCGAGAACTTTTGTGCAAGCATCATTGAATACTCTAGGTCGCTTTCTACAGTAGGGGCGTCCCCATTTGGAGTGACGAGGAATTCTTGTTCTTCTTCGTTCGCTGGATTGAGGGGATGAAAACCCATAAAAAATATATCCTTTTTATTATACCAATGATTGTAGTCATCAATTACTTCCTGAAACTCCTCTAATGAATAATTAAAGTAAGGATCACAAAATATCAATATCTCATGCACATCTAGATCCAATTGTTTTAAATACCCGTTTAATTCTGTCTTATACCACTTATGTTTTCTTTTAACGTGAACTAGAACTTTGTCATCTCTCCATGTTTTCTTTGCAAAAGGACATGCTGGAAAACCACCTAAATGTTTATTAGGTATTTCTAAAAAGTGTTCAGACCACTTACGTACGTCGTTTCTTATTTCTTTTTCTAATTGCATCTTTACCCCTTTTGAATATGCTTACGACTTGAGACTTGCCCATAACTTTTGCTCTCTGTTCTCCTACTGTAAGAATTTGAATTTTTCTAGCATACGGCTTTTTAACTTTCTTAACTTTTGCCACTGTTCTCCTAGCATCAGCAGGAGTAGCAAACTTAATAGACACAGTATCACGTGGATTCTCATCCGTATAGAGTCTTCTTCCACTACCTTTTGGTTTTTTACCAGTGCCTTTTTTTGGATCTTTTTTCTTGGTCATCTAACACCAATGAATCCCATACCTCTTAGAGCCATGCCTCCACCAGCTGCTTTTGCAAAAGTTTTAACGTTAGTTGGTTTACCACCAACACCTTGAGCTTTAGATCTTTTTCTTTTTACTGCCGATCTTCTTTGACTTTCAGTCATCCTTGCAGCTTTTGCTGCTGGTACACACTTAGGGTATTTTCTTTTAGCGTCTGCTTTTTGTTTTGAGCGACCACATTTTTTAAAACCCCCGCCTTTTTTCTTGGAGCCTATGTCAACCCAGTTTTGTTTAAACCACTTATCTAAACCTGTATGGCTAGGCATTTATGCCCTCTTAGTTTCTTTTCTTTTACTTGCCATAACAGCGCCACAACCTGCAGCAATGTTAGCTCTTTTACCATTTTTATTAAAAAACTTACCCTTACTTGCAAAAGATACAGCTTTTCTACCTTGAGCTATTTTATTAAAATCTATGACTCCACCCATTGCTTTTTTCGGTCCTTTAAAATCTTTTCTCTTTACACCACTTGGATCTTTAATTTTACCCGCACATATTCTTGAAGCATAAGCATTTGCATAGGCGCTAGGATACACCTTAAATTTACGCTTTGCTGCCGCTTTTCCTCTTGGACATAATTTGGTCATCCTTGCCCCCTATATTTGACAAATTGCCTTCTTTTGTTTTTGTTCTTTGGCCTACTGCGTGAAGAACGCCCTATACTAGTTCTTTTTTTGACTGGTGTAAAGTATTCGTTAGAGGGTGTTTTAGCCATGCTACATTTGTGATAAAGGATTTTCTAATGCGAGTTTTATTCTTTTCTCAACCTTTTCTTCTAATTCAGTCATGGCTGATTCCAACTTACCCGACAATAATTCCATGTCTTCCTTCATGTCCCTCGTGGTATCTCTTAACTCCGAGCTGGTTTCTCTCGAATCTTCTTTAACCATTTGTTCTACATCATTTACAACTTTTTCAATACGTCTTACGTCTTGACGAAGGTCATTTTTAAGTTCATTGGCAACATCAGACACTAGTCTTATTTCAGACATAATCATTTCCATCTCTTGCATAATCATATTTACTTCAGTTTGTATAAGGTCAGTCTTACTGTCCATCTCTTCTTTTGTAAGTGCAATTTCCTTGTCAAACCCTGATAAATCAGGTGCAACATATTCTTGTATCTGCTCTTTCATGGTTAGGTAATCTTTGTAAAAT